AGGGTCTGCGGCTGAAGTAGCATTAGATAAACCACTTGTATATGTATATTTATCATCTAATGTTGAACCTGTTTGCTGAGAAACACTTCTAACAACATCAGCGTATGTACCAACATTCTGTGCCCAAGCATCGGTAGAACTTGTAGAGTTAGGTGTCTGAAGAATAACCTTTTTACCTACAGCTTGTAGTGTCTGAACAGCAGTTAAAAGATTGTTAGCAAATGTTGCAGGGTCTTCATTGCGATATGCCTCGTTCATACCATAGTTTAAAACTACAGTACCAGCACCACTTGATAATGCTTTATCAAAGTCAGAACTGTTTAAGAAATCTCCAGCAGTTGTTGAGTTGATACCCAAGTTAGAAACAGAGTAATCGCTACCTAGAGCCTTTTGAGCTGTAGTAACCATGTTTTCTGCAACTTGATTACCTTGGTTATAACCCCAAGTCGTAGAGTCTCCAACAGCTACAACCTTTTTAGGGTCAATTTGTGTAGCCAAAGGATTAGCTTCTATATATGCAGCAACTGCTTGAGAATTAGCAGCTTGCGGTTGTTGTTGAATAGTAGCGGCTACAGATTGATTAAAGTTAGCATATAACTGGTCAGGAGACACAACACCAGCTTTAAGAGCATCTAACCAAAAATTATAGCCTTCAGTATCAATTTGACCAGCAGCATTACCCATGCCAGTCCTACCAATAGAACTATAGGCTCCTTGTACAATATCTTCATAGGATAAAGCCATAATGCTTATTCACCTTTTCTATATAGTTCAAACGTGTTGGTAGCTGACATAGCGGATGCAGCTTCAGGAGTAATCCTCACTTGATCACCTTCTTCAAGGACAACAAAAGCACCACCATCAAACCTGAGATATTGTGTGGTAGCTAACTGGTAAGCATCAACAACTACAATCTCAGTATCTGCACTTGAGTCATACCACCAAACACTTACAGTTTTGTTATTACCTGTATGATTTGAGATAAAACAAAGGTTCCACTTAGCATAGTAGCCCGTTGGAACTGTGTATACAGTAGTCTTAGAGCCAGCTGTTAGGTTATTACCCGTTGATACTGGTTTCATCTTGTTTCACTGTTTTCTTAGATGATGTTGTTACTTTAGGAGCTTCAACTACCACTTCAATAACTTCAGTGTAACCAGTGTGTTTCCTCATCTCAGCAATCTCATGCTCTTGGAAGAACTCTACTGTGTTACCAGATTGAATACATTTGAATTTCATTTGCTGTTACCTTTCTGATGTACTAAAGAGTAATACATTAAAAAGGCTCCCTCCTCGTGAGAGGGAACCCTTAAAGTCTACTTAGACGGGAACCACGAGGGCAACGCCACCGTAGTTACGCAGCTCAGCGCAACCGTACAAAGTATCAGCTGTGAACAATGTACCGAGGTACTCTTGTTTGTACTGAGTCTGTGAACGGACACCAACTTGCTCAACCAGAACCATAGAATCTTTGTGAGCCATCAAGCACACACGACCCAAGCTAGTACCGGAACCATCAGCAGCAGACTTAGCTGTGCCAGCATTAGACGAAACGTAGACTGGAACACCATAGATGTCACCAATCATGCCGTTACGGATGCTGTTAGCAGAACCAGCTTCACCAACGCTGTTGAAGGTTGTGAACTCAGTCAAACCGAGGATAGTGTTACGTACATTTGGGGGAATCAAGAAGAAGCGGTTGTCCATAGGAACATCGCTGTCATCAAGACGCTGAATTGTACGACGAATACCAGCAGCTGTCAAAGTGGAGGCATTGCCAGCACCAGAGGAGGCTGAGTAGTCAAACGCTGTAGAACCGTCAGCACCAACAAAAGCACCAGCGTAGCGGAAGTTACCTGCGCCAGCTGTTGAAACATTGAACTGTTGACCCAAGTTTACCAAGTCAGTATCAACTTGACGACCCAAAGAATAACCAGCATCATCAGTGTAGAACTGACGGAGGCTAGACAATGCTTGAGCTTCAACGATGTCCTCAATCAAACGTGAGTACTCGTAGTGCTTGTTGATAGAGATAGTTACTTCTGATTCAGTAGCTGCGATGAGTGTAACTTGTGTAGAAGCTGCCTTAGCAGAAGCTGTGCCACGTGCAGGGACTGGAATGTGAACTACGTCACCTTTCTTGCCCTTGAAGCTCATCTTCTTAACTAGGTTAGCTGCAACCAAGCTCTTTTTGTACGCAGCAGCAATCTCGTCACTCCAAACTTCTGGAATAAACGTTGCTGCTGTGGTACTCGTTACGTGATCTGTTCCTAATGCCATTTTAAAATTCTCCTGATGTGAATTAAATTAATATTTACTTTACCCTTTAGTGTGAATTATTTCACACGTCCTTCAGAGTACGCAGCCATAATCTCAGGTTGCAGTGCCTCATAACGGTCAGGATCTTGCATACGTAGCCGGATAAGGTCGGCACGACGATATACTTTCTTAGCAGACTCTCCAGTTCCCCCAACATCGACACCAGCTGCTTTCAGATTCTGTTTGCGAACAGCGTTACCTGCTTCAGTAGTTTGTTGTGTCTTAGATGTACGGATCTGTTTGAATGTAGAGAGAAGTTCATCAGCTGCACCAAAATCATAATTAGCATCTGCCATTGCGTAGATGTTGAGCCTCATTGGAGAAGCTTTAACCCACTCAATAAACTCACCATCACGTACAATATCTGCAAAGTCAGGATGCTTCTTGTTGAGCATTGCTTGTGTCTGAATTTGCTTTAACTGCAGTGATGCCTGTTTAGCGGCAATTACGTCAGGATGATTCGCTACAGCACGATTAACGTGACTCTGTGGATCTTCAAAGAAATCAATCTCTTGTGAGGCGTTATTTACCTCATTTGGTTGAACTTGTTGTTGATTCTTTTGAGCTATGCTCTGTTTGATGAGATCATCAGCTAAACGCCTAACTTCACCAACTTCCTGTGCTTGCCTACCAATTAGCTTTTCAGCCTCTTGGTGCATACGAACAATATCTTCGAGATTCTTCCCCTTGTATTTCTCAGGGATCTCTTGTTGTGGAGCTTGCTCTTCACTTGGTTGTGGTGTCTGTTTAGCATTTGAAGACTGTTGTTTAAAGTCCTCAGCTTCTATCTCACTAACGTTACCTAGTTCCTCATTGCTATCAATTAAAGCCATACCTAACCTTTCCCTGTCCACGTTGATGGATTACAGGATAATTTCAAAATAAAATTGGGTTGCCTGAAGCTATTCAGATCCTCTCTTTTGTTCCTGCTTGAGCCTGTCAGCTCTCACAGCAGCCCACTTAGCCGTTGCACCGGGGAAGTCACCAGATATGGCATCTAACCCAATGGTAGGAGCTGAAATGAGCCTGATAGCGTCCTTACTACATACTTTGCATTTAGCAGTTGTATGATCGCTATCTACCAGCGATTCAGTTATGTGATTGTTGGGACATAAGAAATCATAAAGACGTTTACTCATCCTTGTAGATCCTCATATACCTTCTCACACACAGCCTTACGCCCTAAAACCAATTCAAGAATATCTAACTGTCCTTTACGATAATGTAGTGTTTGTGTATCGTTGACAGTAGAAATATCGTTTAAACTAGCCTTAATCTCTTCAAAGTCTTCAATTAAGAAGTCCCAACCCTTAGTACTCATGGTATTAAAGGTTTCTTCGTAATACTTTTGTAGGTCTTTATCCATTTAAGGAGAACCTTTCTATAGTTTATTAAACAATATTAATATTTTATCATAAAAAGACTTGACATGCACTAGTAACATGTGCTACAATTACGTTTTAACTTAAATAAAAAGGATTACTATGACATTTAGGTATAAAACTACATCTCAAGAGCGTGAAAACATGTTGCAATGGCTTCGTGAAGGAGTCTCATACACTGAAATATCTAAGCGTTTAGAGGGTAAATTAACCAAGCAACGTATCAAACAAATAGCTCAAAAGAACAATATTGATGCTTTTCAGATACGTCAAACTATTAAAACAAAGGAATATACCGATAGAATGTTTGCTAAGAATGGATCTAAATGGAATGATCCTGAGTTTACTAAGTCTTTAATCTTTCAATCTATGAAAGAGAAGTTTCGCAACAAGAAAGGTAACAAATATGGATGGGAATGGACTATTGAGTTTGGAGATCTTGAGTTTCCCTCTCATTGTCCAGTATTAGGTCTTGAACTTGATTACTTTACAGAAGGTAAAGGACGTTTAGAAAACTCAGTATCCTTTGATCGTGTAGATCCTACTAAAGGTTACATTAAAGGTAACGTTATTGTGATGTCTTGGAGAGCCAATCGCATTAAAAACGATGGAACTTCCCAAGAACACCAACAAATTGCTGACTTTATGCGCTCTTATTAGCTTTAGTCATCATCTGAAGGCTTGCAATACGCTCATTTGAGGCAATATCAGCAGCTTTCAGGTTAACTTGCTTCTCTTTGAGCATCATGTCAGCCAGTTTTAGACGCTTTTCAAAGTCATCACCTCTATCTAGGTTAGTAGATGCTGCTTGAACGAGCTTTACACGTTGCTCTTCAGGGATCATCTGAGCTTCAATCATGGTTTTCTGAGCCTCAGCTGACTGTTTCTGAGCCTTAGAAGTCAAATCAGCCACCTGAGCCTGTGCCAGCTCCATTGCAGCCTGTTGTTGCATCTGTTGAGCCTCAGCAGCCTGTGGGTTAGGTTGAGACATCTGATCCAGAGCCTTCATCAACTCACCACGGTTAGACAATGAGCTATTCTGCAAGATACCTTTAAGGATCAATGGCAATACTGGTGTATTTGGGCCTAAGGTCTGCAACAAACCAATCATCTGTTGTTGTTCAAACTCTCGTGCCAAGATACCTAAGGTAGCTGTAGGTACGAATGTCATGTCAACTGATGGATAACGTTCACTGTCAAACTGCATATAACGGAAGGCAGCCTTGTTAATGAATGGGATCATGAAGTCTTCTTGGAAGTTACTCAAGGTACGCTTGTACTTCTTGATGATGCCAGCCATAGCCATTGACATACCACCAGCACCTGCATCACGAGGTACGTTGGAGGGCATACCTGCGCTGTCCACTGTGCCTGTAGCTTGCAGGAGCATACGTTCAAAGTTCTGCGCTGCTGCAACTGCATTACCATCAGTCTGACCGAACTTGAAGGGATACAAGATCTCAGATGGAGCACCGTTGGTTAGGATAGCCTTACCGGGCTTAATCTCAAACTTAGCACCTCGTGGGAGCCTTGTAGCGTCCATAGCAATCATTGGTGCTGTAGTCAGTGCCAAGGAATCCATGTGAGCACGAAGCTGACCATCAATAGCCTTCTGCATATTGTAGGCTTTCTCAGCTGTGCCTCGACCCCAGAATCTACCGGGAACTGTATCATCTTGGTAGGCAATAACTGGTCTATCCTTCATCATGTAAGGATTAGCTTCAGCCTTGAGTAAGATAGAGTCATTGGCAATCACAACAATAGCTTCAACCAAGTCTGAGTAGTCTTCAGCTGCTGAGCCTTCAGGGAACAAGTCAGCATACTCAGTTGACTCTTCACCATCTAAGTACTCACGAGGAACTAAACCATAGTATGTAATTAGCTTAACCTTATCATCTTGATAGGTCTTCAAGTCTTGGGTTACTTCCAAGTCTTCATCCTCTGATGCACTGGTGATGTCGACCTTCTTATAAATGCCTCGCTCAATGCCTTCCACAATCTTGTGAATGGATACGTACTTCTCGATAGCAACGCCCATAGCATCGTCAATGGAATCAGCATTAGGATCAATAAGGAAATTCTTAGGGTTAACTGGTTTAATCTTGACCGCAACTCTATCTTTCTCTTGAACTCCAATAGC